TTTAAGTTTCATGTACGGCAAATTCAGTTCATCGTCTGTGTATTTCCTTACTTTTACGGTTTCATCCTTGACAGGTTCAACCTCTTTTTTGGTTTCTACTTTCCCCGGCACATCAAAAGAGGGCATTTCTGCCCTCTTTGTGCCTGTCGGTACTTCCGTACCTGCCGGATAATAGATACCATTCTTTTTAACCTCAAACGGAAAAATCATAGTACCTACCTCCTTATTAGTATGAAAGACTAGATGCAATCTTAATCATGTAAGTTTCATCCATTCTCTCGAATGAAGGAAGAACGATCTCACTTGCCTTTGTAAGTGTCTGAACGGGATCGAACTTCGTTTCAACCGCTACTGCGATACCCGTATTAACTACGGTAACATCGAGCTTGTCTGCTCTGTGTTCTTCGGGTGTTACGCCGAACCATGTGTTACCAAGCGCACCTTCGGGAAGAAGCGTAACCATTCCATCGGGATAGAACTTCTTTGCTGTGCCGCTTTCATCCTTGTACTGTTTAGCGTAAACAATGATCGAAATACCAAGTTCGTTAGAGAATATCTCTTTAACCCGGTTGTCCGACATAAAGATGTTTGCCGTTGCGTTCTGTGCAAGGATAGCGCTACGCAGCTTAACATTCTGCTTCAGCAGGTTCATTGTTCCCTTGCTCATAAGCAGGATAGTAGGTCTTGTGCCTGTCTTTGCTTCAACCGCATCCTGTGCATCGGAAACGTCCTGTAAAGGATCGGAATCGTCAAGGTCTGTCCACATAGCCGTTGATGTCTTTGCTGTGTAGTTGTATGTTGAGTAGTCATTGTTCGGATCGTAATTGTAGGTGTATGTTGCACCGCCGGAAACTGCGATCGAGATTGAAGGATGTCCGTTTGCGTTTGCAAGCAGGCTCATTCTCATTCTTTCAGGAACAACAAGTGCGCCATCTACAAGAGTAGTAGCGTCATCGTAAATCCTATCGAGAATTTCTCTTGCAAGGGGAGAACCCTCAACTGCCTGTTCGTAGTCCTGAATATCCTGCTCCTTAACAAGCATAGCCTCTTTGAAGTATGCCATTTCGGTGTCGATGATCTCAAAACCCTGTCTTGACCTTATCGGTGCTACTACGTCAAATGCTGACGGTGCAAGTGATACAGGCAGACCCTTTGATGACTTGATCCATTTAAGTTCAAGTCCACTTTTCTTTTTTGCCGGAAACAGACCCTCACCAAGATAAGGGATTCTGTTTGAAGCGGCTTCATTGTAAACAGCCGCTACCACGGGAGAACTGAATACATCATTAAATTTACCCATAGTGAACCTCCTTATTCAAAAATCAGGTTGGTAAGTGCCGCCCTGTCGCTTGATGTTGCTGTGCTATTAGCACCGTTGATAACTGCAAATGCAACGATAACGGATGTGTTCGGGTTATCTGAATAGCAATCATTCAGCGTGATACCGTAAACGTCTGATCCGTCACCCGTTGACTTCTTACCATCTGCCGCTACCGCTGATCCTGCCGCAAGTACACCATTTGTAAATGCCGTTGCATCAATGGTTATCTCTTTGAGATATTCTGCGCCAAGTTTCCTTTTCAGAACTTCGGGAGTAGCGGAAATAGTGGTATCTGTGTACTTCATATCTTTTTCCTCCTACTTGTATGCGTCAATGATGTTGACCGCCTCGGCTTCTGCTTTTTTTGAAGCGGTAACACGTTCAACTATATCTTTTCCGGGCTTGTCCTCTTCTTCGGGTTTCTTATCATCCGGCGCGGGTGTGTTTTCTAACGATTGCTTTTGATAAGTCGCAACCGCTGATTTTTCCCTTGCACTTATGATCTCGCCCAACTTTTCTGTGTTAAGAGAACCATCCTCGTTTACAAGACCGTTTGCATCATCACCAACAATGCCGATGTCTGCTAATGCTTTAAGCTGTTCCATCTGTCTGACGGTTTTTTCCAGACTTGCAACTTTGTTCATAGCGTCCTCGGTTGCCTTGTTAGCTTTTTCCAAGTCGGTCAAGTTAGCATTGTTCATTTCCTCAATCTGCTTTTCAAGGTCACGCACCTTGTCAGCATCCGCTTTGTAGCGATTTGCCTTGTCCTCGGCTGTCTTGACCTCTTTCTGAATACGATTGAGATAATCGGTTACCTGTTCGTCCGTGGGTTCTTCAATGCCCCAAGACTTCATCAACTCTTTTACTTCGTTACGTGTCATGGTTTTGTCCTTTCCCTTTCCTACGCTTTGGCGGGGTTGCATCCCATAGGTTTACTATTTACGCATAGTTGCTTTCTATAAAAAAACACCCCGCAGGGTGTAATTTTCTCACCGTATGCCACAAGGACATACGGCTTGGAGAAGTGTATAAATGAACAAAGAATTACTCGTACAGGCAAATACAACGGCAATTCACAAGGTTTTCTGCACTTCCGCGCAGATAATCATGTGGGAAAAGCATTTCGTCTTTCCCTACATGGAACATTTCATCAATCGGTATCTTTGTACCGTCAACCTCTAAATGCCATTCACGGGTTTTATCATCTACTTCCGCTAACCACGTTTTGTACTGTTTTCCACTCTTTTTAGCGTTATCATAGTCGGAATAGTTATAAACGCTATTGCTTTCATTCTGTGCTATAAGTAACGCTCTATCCCGTGATAAGTAATACGGATCATCAGGGTGTCTGTCCGTGGTTTCTATGATGTCATTAACCAACTGTGGTACATAGTCCGGCTCATACGGGACACCCTTCAGGGCATCCGTGATACGGTTTTCCAACGTTTCCCGGTATTGGTCTACTGCTAACGCATTTGTAGTAAAATTCCGTTCCTCGATTTCCTTTTCCACCTTGATAAGTGCAAAAGTGAAATAAATAGCGTCATACAGAAGGTAAGCAAGGTCAGTACGTTTCTTTTTCTCATCTTCTGATATCTCCATAGTGGAAAAGAACCGTTTTAACTGATTCAGTTCGTCAAATCTCGGCATCTTCTACCTCAATGACTTCGTTCGGCTGTTCTTTGGGTAATTCCGTAGGATATAAAATCTTCATCCTATCGGCACTCTCTATTGCCACCTGCTCCGGGTCAGCAAAGAAGCCAACAGACTTAATAGCACGTTCATAAAAGATTCCCGACTCTAGCAGAATTTTCATTGTTTCCGCTTTTGTAAGCATATTATCCATCTTTGACCGGGAAATCTTTATCTCAATATCTGTGATTTTAAGGGTGGTCTGTTTCTTGACCGTCATCATGTAAAGCACGATCCGCAGGAATTGCTTTTCGGCTTTCTTGAATGACGGTTCGGACAGTTCCGCTCTCTTTTCGCTGTCTATATAGCCATTCCTTAAATTGACCGCGCCCATCGTGTCACCGCCGGAATTGCCCTCACGGTTAGCGATACCCTGAATAACCAAGAGTTTTTGGAATAGGTCATCAATAGCAACCTGGCTTTCACTCTGATTAAGTTCGGATGACATTATATCTACGTCAGCTTTGTTCTCTCCGTTGTTCGACTTAACGATAAATGCTCCGCTTTGACGTAATTCAGCGAACTTGTCAGCGTCCATTTCACAGTTAATGAACTTGATAAAGGATTGCACGAACTGTGCTATGCCGTCCTGTCGGTCACTCGACATTTCATTTATGGCATCCGATAAGGAAATGGTTATCTCTATGTCGGAAATCCTGTTCTCATTGTTCGGATATTCTATGACAGGGATAGCGTGAAAGCCGTTCACACCGCTTTCTATGACCTTATTAGCCCCTACCTTGAACCATTGTTCGTTGGTGTAGACAAAATATATATTCTTGTTATTCTCGTCTTTCGTGAGTTGTACGGAATATGCCGGGATGTTGTTTGTGTAGTAGACCACAAAAGCCTGTCTAGGGTCTAAAACGTCTATCCTGAAATCGGTTTCATCCAAAAGGCTTGATCTTCCGTCATCATTTGCTATGAATCTATAAGATGTACCGCAGATTGATCTCCAACGTGCCAGACATATATCAGAATATGCCTTATCCTCGTTCTCCATGATTGAATTAAGGTCTGCTATCTCCTGTGATTTTCTTTCATCAGTTCCCCTTAAAACGTACTGTATGGGTTCACTTGCTATATCCGCTGTCTTGGTTTCAACAATAAAATAAGCCGTGTTCTGCACGACTTTGTTGTTGATTTCGGGTCTGACCTGCTTTGTTCTGTAAAGAACAGGCTGATTGCCTAAATAATAATTGTAAAGATAGTCTATCTCTTCAGCGTTCTGCCTGTGACTTGATATGGATTTTCCTAATTCCTTTATGATGTTGTCTTTGGTAATCTTGGTTTCGTTTGTGTAGATGACTTCACGCCCAAAGGAATTATGACATACTACGTTGAAGGGTTTGCTGTTTCTTTTCGGGTCTTTCATTTCTTACTCCACGAAAAAAGGACGGAAAACCGCCCTTTGACACTCTTACAGTTTGCCATATATCAAAAAATCGGGGGGATGTCAAACAATTTTCTGAATATTTTTCTAAATAGTTTGATTTTTTATTAAAGTTTTCAGATTTTTCATGGCGCGTTGCCTTTTCTTCTTGATGCAATCATACGTTGTCCCCTTTATTTCAGCGATTTCGTGCATATTCTTAAACTCGACAAATGACATATACATAATGTCCTGCCAATCCTCGTTTTCAAGCATGAATATTTCCTGTTGCACTTTCCTTTTGCGGTCTGCGTAGTCATCTATCAATCCTTCAAGTTCATTCTCTAAAATCACGATCTTGCACATGAGATTAGCCATCCTGTCCTCATGCGACCCCGATGATTTCTCCCCTAAAGGCGCACTCATGGACGTTAAAGCTGCCCGTAGTTCCGATACACGGTCTAACTTGCGCTCTATCATCTGATTGTATTCGTATAAGTCATCGTACATTATATGCCCTCTATAAAGTGTCTTTCCGTATCTCCGATGCAGGTAACTTCTATTAGTACTTTGTGCATCCGGCTATCATCATCTCTGCATGGTGACCCCTTAAACAGTATCTTCTTGGATAAATCCTCGTCTATTTGGGGTGCTTTCAGCTTCATATACCGCATATCTTCGGAAAAAAATGATCCGCAGTATGCACACCGCCCATTATTCAGTTCTGCGCCGCAATTCTTACACTTCACCCTTCTTACACTCCTTCAATTAGTGCTTTTTAAGACGTTTTATTCTTTCTTCATAATCTTTTTGTACCCTTGCCATATAACAATCCCTTGCTCTTTTTGCTCCGCTCAAAGTCTTATAGTGTCCTATATAGTTATGATTTATTACTACTGTGTAGCATTTTCCATGTTTTGTAATGCCTTTACCATATTGGGGATGCTCATTAGAAACATTTTCAAATGGTTTCCGAAAAGGTAAGGAATGTCTTATATTTTCCGATACAGTACACCATTCGAGGTTTTCCACATTATTGTTATGCCTGTTTCTGTCTATGTGGTTTACATGAGGTTTATTATCTGGATTGTCTAAAAAAGCAGTTGCGACAATTCTATGAACATATAAATGCTTTCTTTTTCCATCAATTCTCGCAGTAATATATAAATATCCATTTCCATTATCCGATGGTGTCAATTCATATTTTTTGTATATTCTTTTGTAGGTATGATATTTACCTAAATACTGTAAGTGTGATATGCTTATAATTCTTCCCGTATTGCTTACCTCGTATTCACTCATCAACCCATCTATCCAATCAACTTTTTTCCATTTTTCCATACTCAATACCTCGCAAACGGATTTAAGATGATGTCTACTGTGCCATTTCTCTGTTTCTCATATACCCGTCCGGCTTGTGCCAGGTTATCAATCGCATCATCCCATTTGTTCTTACCAACCGTGGTATAGATGAATACATGGTTTAATGCCAACTGATATGAATTAGACCGGGTATAAGTAGTTGATTTTGCCGTTTCGTCTATGAAATAAAGGTTAGACTTTATCCAATCGGAATAACCTATTATCTTTTCTTCCTTGCTCATTCCTTCGGGTGCGGCAAATGAGGTCATTTTCGTTCTGAAATGCCCCCGATTGTGCAAAGCCTGTGTCAGTTCATCATCAAATACACGACCTATGCCGTTCCGTTCGTAGTGTACTTCACTTATGTTGTGCGAAATGATCTTTGCGCATAGTTCGGGTATGGTCTTGCCCTTCGTTTCCTTCGAGTACACCCAATCAATGACGTATTTCTTCTTCCCCTCCGCAATCACTACCATAGAAAGATAATCACCGCCGCCCACAGCCGGATCGAGTATTCCGACTATCTTCTGTATCGTTTCCGTTATCTCCCCGTTAAAGTAGTTTATTTCATTCTTGTTTATCAAAATTCCCTCACGGACATACGGGGCTTGCTGGTATTTTGCCATCCATTCAGGATCATCCAATCTCTCCCTCATTTCCCGGTAGTAGTCCGTGGTAAACCCGTTCACGGTGTAATTGAAGTTAGACTCGTCATGCTCATTCAAGGCAGGTATCTTGCGGAAACGATAAAGAGGGTCGTTCCCGTATAGCTGTTCCAATCTATACAAAGGGTCATAGACGTTCCATAACGTACCGACCATCAGTTCACACGCTCCGGCAAAGTCAAAGCACATATCTATGTCATATCCAAGGTCTATCTCGTCCCCTGTCGGGTCAAATCCGCTCTTTCTATCGACCATCTTGTTAAGATATTCCTGCCAGGTGTTTTCCATTCGTGTAGGACTTAATGAGTGTTCACGATCCCTTACAAGGTCATCAACGTATAAAACACCATCCCATGAAACGTCAACCGCTCCCGTCCATGTCGCATCTATCGAACGGCACGTTAAAGTAGAAAACCTATCGGGCTTGCCTAGATTTATCGTCAAGTCCTCCGCTGACTTGTCCTGAATGACTTTCTGCTCTTTCTCATGCCAGAATTTATAGATTTCACCAAATCTGTATTCCGCACTATCAAAAAGGTTCATAAGTTCCTTGTAAAACCCTTTCGTGAGAACTCCTGAATGACCGCCCATAGCTGAATGTGAGTTTGGTCTTTTCATGGCTAACCATGTGAGAAAAAAGATACATTCCGTACTCTTACCGACTCGAGGGGGAAGGGAAATACCAAGAAACTTGATCTTTCGGTTCGCTAAATCCTCTAAATCACCCAAAACGGTCTGCAAGGGCTTAATTCTCGGCAGATAGAACCTTTTTTCCTGCGGTCTGTCCTGTTCCATGAAGAAAGTAAACGATTCCAAGTTCCAAAAAGAGTTTAACAGGCATAATTGATAAAATCCCCTTAACAAATAGACATCTTGCCCCCAAATCTTCGCCTCTAAATCCCATATAGAGGAAAATCCGGCTTTCTTTACCGTCTGTTGCACCTTTTCCATAGTCAATGTGATTAAAGAACGGGCGTATTTTATTTCGTTCAACTGAAACAGGGAATATGTGATATTCTTCACATACCCGTCTAACAATCGTTCATCAAGATATAATTGACTTACATAGTCATCGTCCAAAGAACGGACTATCTTCTGTACTTCCCCTAGATTTCCGTCAGCCATACCTCTGCCCTCGGTCTGTCTGAATAAAATTTCGATACTTCCAATCTCACAACCTGCCTGTCATCGTCAAATGCGATTCCATTCAGGCTATCAAGAATAATTTTCGCTAAATTATCCAAATCCGGCTTGTGATTGTAATAGACCCTCTCGGTCAACATAAACTCACGTTTTTTCTTTGATATTGATTTCGGGATCGGAAAGTAACACACGATCTTTGCAGACAAGTCACCCTCTAACTTCCCACCATCGTAAGAAGTCGCTACCAAGTTCTCATACAGGATAGTGTCTTTCGGTGTGTATGTGTGTCCGTTCCGGCTAAACCTCGGACGCCCTTTCCCACGAGGTAGACCCGGTACTGTAAAATGCGTCATATCAGATTTCTCCTACTGTCATACCTAATCATTTCCTTCGCCTGTTCTTCCATCGTTATATCCGTCCTTTGAAACGGACATTCCCCACGGTAGGACACCGACAAAGCCAAGCAATGATTGTCCCGGTTAGCAAAACACTCTTTATCGCAGCAATCTCTATCGTACCTTTCGTCCATCTTTCCGTATCTTTACCTTGTATCTCCCTGTGTCATCCCAAAAAACTACCTTGATGCCCTTTGCGTTCGATCTCTTTAGCATTTCATCCGCTAAATACAAAAAGCCTTTTCTGTCCATTTCATACCTCGCGTGAGCGAACGATTTTGTAACATTTTCGTAACATTTAGACTTAAAATAGCAACTTTTCGGTATAAACCCCGTAATTTTCGATACCAAATTCCTAATTCTTGCTAAAATACCCTTTACGAGAATAACCACTTCTCGAAATCCAGGTACATATCTACCAACCACGCCGCAAACAATATCAGCCATATCCAAGCCATGTAGTATAGTATTGTGCATATTACGATCTTCGCTATCATATCTCTGCCTTTAACGGAACACCGAAAACCGTTGATGTTATCCGTCCGTCTTTATACTCGATAAACCCTACCTGATCCCCTTCTTTTACCTCGCCACGCTTGTTTATGATGATGTCTATGTTGTTCTTCACTTTCTTTATCCCACGTTCATGCAGATACCGCTTGTAATAGGACATATCTCCTATCTTTGTTTTCTTCGACATACCCATCATCATCTTGCACTCACTCGCACCTATCTGACCGTGTATATAGTTATCCAAAGCCGCGTCTATTACCTCATTAGGCGCGTTATGTGGTCTGCCCGATATATTTTTGTTCTGATAGTCCCGGATATGCCTACCGTAATGCGCCGCACAATGACATCTATGACACAGAACAACGATATTAGACATATTATTCGTGCCACCTAACTTTAACGGTACGACATGGTGTAACTCTATACCCGTGTCTGATCCGCAGTTATAGCATACTTTCCCTAGTGACCGTTCTGCCATTAGCCGTACTATACCGCCACTACTCCATTCTGCCCGTAATCGGTTGTATTCCTGTGCTTCGTTCATCCTTTTTGTTTTTTAAGAATTTGAGGGGGTAACCCGCGCCAAACGTATATTCTGTTTCTAGTGTCCGGGTATGCCTTGACCCCGTGACCCCCCGCAGGCAAGGCAAAACCCGCCCATGCAACCATCTATTCGTTAAAGATAACTTTACTGTACCACACAAACGTTCGATAAAATACCCTCAACCCCTTGTAAATACAGGCTTTACAGCGCTTGACCCCGTGACCGTGTTTTTGTTCTGCTGTCCTATGTCACAATCAGACATTCAATCAGGGCTGTTATTGTCTGCAATCCGTTTGAGATCGTCAAATGACAATGACCGCTTTACAGCTTCATGTGTAACTATGTTCTGCCGTGTGTATAATAGTCCCGTTTCAATGTCGTTATTTGCTAATGTCATCACTCCAATAGGGGTATTATTCAAGCGGTTTTGGATATAGTTTTTCCTGCGCTTTAATATGCCGATACCTCCGGCGGTTACATCCATATGTCTTATAACATCGTCATCAATGCCCGTGTAGTATGAAGCCCCTACAATAGACGGCAGCGCGTCATATTTAGCGCATATACGGACATATATATCTAATAGTGTTTGAATATCTTTAGGGTCATATGATGAGTTATTGCCATATAGTATGTTGTTTGGTTTTTTTCCTGATGTGTTATCGGGCTTAAATAGGGATATATAGCATAAATCAAGATAGTATTGTAATTGATTTGATGTGATGTGCAGCGGGTCACGTCCATCTGCCTCCATGTTACGCTCGATTATGTCCATACTAGCATTGTAATAATAGTTATAGTCAAGCGATCCATCCGGCAGGCGGTTAATAGTTGGAGTATATTCTAATATCGGCGTGTTTTGCCCCTTGTTTTGTTTTTTCATTGCGTCCCGTCCTTCCCGCGTCCCTATATCAAAACAGGGGTATATTGTCAAATGCGGGGATTTTACTGGGGCTGTAATGGTTTATACGCGAAAAAAAGACGGGGTTTTATCCCGTCCCTTTTTCCGATCTGTCCCGGCATTATCCCTTTTATGCCGCGCCCTCCGCTCTCCGTGTTACGTCCTGAATAAATGAATTGTTTTCGAGTTTTTCCGGGTCAACAACTACTCCGTTTTCGATTCCTGCATCCTTCAGATTTTTCTTTATCTCTTCGGTGTTAATATCCGAAAAATCATCCTCATGTAATACGCGCGCCGCCTCTCGGCGTCTTATTTCTGCCGCTTCGATCCCGTCCATGATCCGCTTATCTATCTCTTTATCAATAGCGGATAAAAGACCCTCTCCCGGCGTGACATTGTATGTCAAGTTAGCAGGACATATAAACGGCAGGACGATCCCGATCCCGTATTGAGTAGACATTATCAAGGCGGGATGTTTTGCATCCGTCTGTATCTCGAGTCTGCATCCATTATATGTTTTATTGTCTGCTATACAGTTATAAACCCTTGCTATCAATGACAAGTTGTAATAATGCCCCTCAACCATGATATAATGATCTACATCTCCGAGCCTCCAGCCGTTTACCTTTGCCGCCGCGATAGAATAATCGAAGCTGTCCCGTAAATCCGTGGGTTTTTTGTTTTTTATAATGTCTAGCATCATCTTCGCGATTCCCTTCTCCCCGTCATACTTCGCGCCCTTGACCGGGATTGATATTGCTGTATGTCCTTCGGTGTATAATCCGTTTTCCGGCTCCTGCATCTTTTCCAGATTATCAGGCGTATTATTTGAGTATGCTTTTATAGCCGCCTCTCGTGTTGATTTGTTATGCTTTAATGTCCCGGCAGTTTCGATTATCTCCTGCCTAGTATCATAAATCAGTTTTGCCATTGTATCTGTGTCCGTATGATCTTTAATAGTCCTTAATACTTCTAATATCTTCATGTTTATTCCTCCTTATACTATCTCAAAATGTTTATGCTCAAATATCAATGTGCATCCGTTTATGCTGTTAATCATCCATGTTCTGATGTTTTTGTCGTGTATGCTCCTATCTGTGTATTGCAATCCTGCCCACACTCGGCGCGGTATCTCGACAATCCCGGCGGGGTTTATCTTTGCCCCGATCTGCTCAAAATATGCCTTTTGTATATGATCCCACATTTTAACACCTCCTTAATAATTGCTATGACTTAAAACATAACCCCGCGCATCCCGGTATGCTTTGCGCTGAATGTCCGAGAATTTCAAAGCATCGAATAAATAATCGAGTCCCTTGCTATAATCATTATTTTCGTACTGATAACCCACTTCATAAGGTAAACCAAAAGCGGATAATGTCGCTGTGTCCGGCTCCCATGATATAGCATACTCATGGTTGAACATCTCATATTTAAAAGCATCGACCCAGTAATCATAATTATTAGATGATCCCTTTTTACTCTCCTGCGCTATCTTGTATAACTCTTCGAGTCTGTCTACAAATGCTTTATCCCTTGTGTAGAAAAATCCGATCTTGCTATAATACATATCTTTGATTTTTTTCTCAAAAGCTTCCCGCTCCGCGTCATTATGGAATATATTGAAGGCTGATACTTTATCAATGCACATTTGCGGATAATAGTTGTAAAGATAATAATCTTTGTTTTCCCCGTCGTGATAATCTTTAATCGGCGCCGCGATCATCTCATCACTGTATAATTTGTTGGGTAATGTGTCCTCATACCATTTCTTCAGTTCTTCGCGGCTTTTTCCCTTGTGATGTAGTTCATAATCATTAGCATAGTAAAGATGATGCCCCGCCCGGAAAACAAGCGCCGAAAAACCAAAATACCCTTTAAAGTCAACCATATAAACATCATGCCCATTTATCTCAATCTTTATATGATCCATTGTTTCAACCTCTTCAAGTGTTAATGCTTCAATATCCTTTATTAAGTATTCTCTATCCATGCTTATACCTCCTTAATTGTAATATCTTGATCCTGTCCGATTGCTTCAACTTCATCCGGCGTTAATTCTGCCGTAAATGTAAACCCGTCAAAACTAATCAAGTATGTTTTCAATGCTGCCCTCCTTCTTTTTGCTATGTCCTGGAAACCTATCACCAAAACGCCGTATTTTTTTATCCGGCTGCCCTGGATTTATAGGACTTTTGATCCCGTTTCCTGTTTGCTATGTCTGAATTATATCACTGTACATTGATATAGTCAATGTACATTATGCCTAAAATATCAATGTACTATTTATGCAATCTGTCAATGTACTTTGATTATGTTCTATTATATAATGTATGCAACCGGGATATTATGCCCGGATCGATCATTGACAACTAAATAAAAGGAGGTTTTAACGGATGAAGTCAAAAAAAGATCAGATCGAAGCGCATCGGATCGCAGTAAAAAAACACGCGCAGGAAAATGTATATCAGTTTAAGTGTTCATTTAATAAGAACACTGATAAAGAATTGATAGAACATTTAACAGCACAACCAAACAAACAAGGGTATATTAAAAAGTTAATCACTAATGATATGAAAGGAGGCAAAAAGAAATGATACGAACGGATGACTTTAATATCACAACTTATTATCATACATACAACAATAATGTGTATGTTGTGGACATCGTAACAACTCCGGCAACTTATGAAGCCTGGATTTATACTCATTCTGCCGGGATAAAAATGTTAATGTGGGGAGCTGATAAAGAACAGCACGAATCAAAACAGGATTTTATAGACCTTGTAACGGTCAATATTCCTGATTATATCCCCTTATTAGAGGAGGCTTTACAATGAATATACAGGACGCGTTAACACTTTACAAAATCCCGTATATGATAACACAAACGATCACCGGGGACGGGTTTACATCCTATAAGTTAACCCCGGCGGGATCATCCGCAACTCCGCAACGGTTAAAAAGTTTACTTCCGGCATTGCAGACCGCAACGGGACAACACCTGGAGATTGTAAACGATACCACAGCATTATATATCAGGGAGTTAACAAAACAACCTTTATACGATTATAAAGACTATAACGGTTATATTGATTTTAACAATCCCGATATTCCTTTTATAGTTGGTTTTTCCGGCGGGCAGATCGTACTTGATACCATAGACAACGCGCGGCATATCTTGATTGCCGGGACTACAGGCAGCGGAAAATCTGTTTTTCTACATAACCTGATAACTACAATATTATGTAACAAACATAATTATACATACCTTGTGGATTGTAAAAAAGTAGAATTGTCAATGTATAAGAATAATGCCCAGGTTGCTACTTCTGTTTTTGGTGAGGGTCAAGCTGCCGTTATCATTGACGGGTTAATTGATCGCATGGAGGCGCGTTTTGATGATATGGAGCAACGCGGGGTTAATGACTTTAAGCAATACAAAAGGATCATCCCGGACGCAAGGCGGCATATTTTAGTAGTCGATGAGTTATCAGATTTGATCGAAAACAAAAAAGCGCGGGCGCGGGTCATCCCTGAATTATTGAGAATTGCCCAAAAGGGACGCGCGGCAGGTTTCCATGTGATATTAGCAACTCAACGCCCGGACGCCTCAGTTATTAACGGGACGTTAAAAGGCAATTTGCCAACACGGATCGCATTTAGAACTATATCAAACATGGACAGCCGAATCATACTAGACCAGGGCGGCGCGGAATTGCTCCGGGGCAATGGTGACGGGCTTTATCTCCGTAACGGATCATTTAACTTGCAACGGCTACAATGTCCATACATTGACCCGGCATACATCCGGGACATAATGACGGCATAACCAAAAAGCAACCCCTGCCGATTATGGCAGGGGCTTTTTTATGTCCTGAAAAGGGTCAAATTTTGAGGTCGAAATCGACCTCTTTTTTGATGCAGATTTTCGATCAATTTTGACCTTAAAAAACAGGTGTCATTTTGAGAAAATTTTGACCGAACATCCATTCGACCCTTTCACGCGAAAATTTTTCCGGCAGGATCACGGTCTGATTTTTTCGCTAGTACGCGACTTTTGAATTGAAAAACCGTTCTAGTACGCGACTTTTATGAGAATATCCCCAAATATCCTCTCTCATTCCTTGGTTCTACGCCCGTATTGCCTTGTACCTTCCACTCACTATTTTGCGGTGGACTTGCAGACTGCCATCTTGGGGGAATCTTTAACTTCTGCAATTCAGTTATCCTTGCTTCTAACTTTGCTATTGTTTTAGTGATCTCGTCATAGGCTTTTATGCTTTCATCGTCACTTATAGCATTTCGTATAGTTTGTAGTGCTTCATAACAATCTTGTGTCATATCAATATCCCTCCCACTCAAGTAATCTGTTTATCATCTTTGCTCTCCTTCTTTATACCACCCAACCCCGGATGTTATAACCGCCTTGCAGAAGGGTCTTATACAGCTTAAATGCGTGTACCTTGCTTCCGTGCAACTGACTTACAAGGTGTTCCGCATCATCCCTATTCTCATAGAATCCATACAAGTCATACCCTTTTTCTGCGGCAGTACG